CGAATCAGTGGTCTGGGGTAGGGGCGGTCTAAATACCTAGAGCCTTGTCCACCGTAACCGACGGGTGGCTTTGCGTGTGTGTATGCAGTGTCGATAGGAGGGGGAGTCAAAAAGAAAATATGGCGTAGGTAGGCCATTCTCAGGGGTATAACTTAAAACAAGGACGATATGACAGTCAGAAAACCGCAAGCACTCAAGAAACTACAAGGCACAGCACAGCCATGTCGCATTATCGCTGGACTCGCATCCACCGATGGAGTTCCAGATATGCCTGATGGGTTGAGCGACAAGGCTGTCGAGGTGTGGGAAGACCTGGCACCACGGCTGATTGTGCTTGGATTATTAGGTGAAATAGACGCATCAACCTTCGGTGCTTACTGTCAAAGCTATGCTGACTGGTTGGAGATGACGGAGTACCTGAATAAACTGGGTGTATCCAACTGGTATTGGACCACAGAGAACGGATATAGACAGGTGATCCCAGAAGTATCGGAACGCAATAAGGCGTTCAGTCAGATGCAGAAGCTGGCTCCTAAGTTCGGACTGGATCCATCGAGTCGCAGTGGTATCGACACAGGCAACGCAACTGATGCGAATGATCCAGTTGAGGAGTTCTTATTCAAGGGAAAGAAACGTGCTAAAGGCTGATGGCCTAGAAGATGCCATCATCGGAAGCTGTTATGACAAGGCCACAGGCACGTTCCGAATTGTTTACAAATTGGACAGATGCGTGGAGCTGTTAGCTGAGAGAGATGGGATCAGAAAGGACGTTGCTCTGGAGTGGCTGGAGCATAATACTCTCGGACCATATCTTGGAAATGATGGACCTATATTCGTTGAAAACTGGAAGCATGATGCCACCAACAATCGCTGAATCCGACACTGGCCTGAGAGTGGTCAGTGATCTGCTGCAAACAGATCGTTCCATCGGCAAGCATGAGATCGCTACCAGGAAAAGAATCCTGGATGCTCACAGAGAATGGCCAGCGAAAGGGTACTGGTTTGACCTTGAAGCTGGAGAGCGAGTCATTGCATTTGTCGAAAACTTCTGCAAGCATTTTAAAGGCGAATGGGCTGGGACTCCGATGACGCTGGAGCCGTGGCAGAAGGTCATCATCTTGGAAGCCTTTGGATGGATGCGTCCAGACGGATTCAGGTTGCACCGAACTCTCTGGCTGGAGCTGGCGAGAAAGAATGGCAAGTCTCAACTAGCTGCAGCTTTAGGTGTGTATCTGTTGGTGGCAGATGGAGAACCAGGTGCAGAGATTTACAGCTCTGCTACCAAGAGAGACCAAGCCAGAATCGTCTTTGACTGTGCAACTCAGATCGTTAAGCAATCGAAAGAACTCCAGCAGTACGTTCAAACGCAAAGGGCGAATCTCAGTGTCCTAAGAACTGCATCAAAGTTTGAGCCTCTCAGCTCTGAAGGGGATACACTAGACGGCTTGTCACCGCATGGAAACATTGTCGATGAATTGCATAGTCATAAAGATAGGAAAGTTTGGGATACTCTCGTGACGGCCCAAGGAGCCAGGCGTCAGCCCATGAACATTCTGATCACGACTGCTGGGATTTATGACCAGGAACAGATCGGCTTCCAGCTACACGATCACGCAGTGGCGATTCTCGATGGATTAGTTGAGGACGATTCTTGGTGCGTCTGGATCTCTGCAGCAGATCAGGACGATGATCCTTACGCTGAAAAGACATGGGAGAAGGCGAACCCAAATATGGGGGTCTCGATTTATCCATCGTTCATTCAGCAGAGAGCCAGCGAGGCACTGAGCCAGCCCAGCTCCATGAATGCTTTCCAAAGATTACACCTGAACCAATGGACTCAACAGAAAGAGCGATGGCTCTCGATGGACGATTGGGACCGATGCAATCACGAGGTGGATCTGGAAACTTTGATCGGTCAGGATTGCTACATGGGATTGGACCTATCCAGCAAACTGGACATCACAGCTCTGGCAATTTTGTTTCCACCGACTGGCGATGAACTTTATCGGTTAGCGGTGCGCTGTTATATTCCAAAAGACTCGATGCTGGAACGTGAGCGAATTGATCGCATCCCATATTCACTCTGGGAAAAAAACGGCTGGATCATTCCCACTGAGGGCAATGTCATTGACTATGATTTCATCTTATCGGATATAGCAAAATTGAGCGATGATCATAACGTGCAGGAAGTGGCTTACGATCCGTGGGCTGCACAGCAGACAGCAACTAAGATCCAAGACGATCTGGGGCTGATCACTGTTCCTATGCGTCAGGGTTTTATGTCACTCAGCGAGCCGACCAAAGAATTTGAGCGACTAGTGGTCTCAGGTAAGCTGGCTCACGGTGGGAACTCTGCGATGGCGTGGATGGCCAACAACGTGACTGTACGCCATGACCCTGCTGGGAATATCAAGCCAGACAAAGGCAAGTCACAACGTCACAAGATTGACGGCATCGTGGCGAGCATTATGGCTCTTGGCCGTGCATCACTCAGAGAACACGGAGCATCCATTTATGAAGATGAAGGAATTATGATAATATGATCAAACCAGATTTGAGGGATATGCACATATATGGTGGAATGATTTTGATCGGAGTCGGTGTTCTGGCATATGTGGGATGGCCTGGATCTCTGATTGCGATGGGCGTGATTGCGATGTATCTGGGAACTTTCAGAATGGGGAGACTCTAGGCGATGGGCATCTTTTCGATATTAGAAGAACGAGGATCACCTGGACCAGCCGATGACTTCTGGTATCAGCCCACCTCTCGATTCAGCGACACTGCTGATGTGACAGCGGAGTCGGCAATCACTCAGACTCCAGTCTGGGCAGCAGTCAATCTCATCAGCGGAACTCTTGGAAGTCTGCCACTGATTCTCTACAAAGAGATTCCCAATGGTGGCAAAGAGCGAGATCGTGAGAGCGATCTATATGACAAACTCAGATGGCAACCGAACTCGTTTCAGACGGCTGTGGAGTTCATCGAGATGGGACAGGGACATCTCTGTCTGCGAGGCAACTTCTTTGCTCGTCTGGAAACGAATCGAGTCGGTGACCTGACCAGTATTGTTCCGCTACATCCAGACCGCATCCAGTTGAAGATGGTCAATGGCGTGGTCGAGTATCACTACAAAGAAAAAGCAGGACAGCCCAGAGTGTTCTCCAGTGAGGAAATTCTACACGTCAAAGGACTCAGCTCTGATGGCCTTATCGGATATTCTCCGATCACTGTAGGAGCTGGAGCGATTGCACTCTCAAATTCAGCGGAAAAGTATGGCACTAGATTCTTTCATAACTCTGCGATGCCGTCTGGAATTTTAAGCCATCCAGGGAAGCTGAAGCCAGAGGCAAGGTCCAACATCAAGCAAAGCTGGAACACGGCTCATGGTGGCGGTAAACAGCACTCAGTGGCATTGCTAGAGGAAGGGTTATCGTGGACAGCTCTGTCGGTTTCACCAGACGAGGCCCAGTTCATTGAGACCAGAAAATTTCAGGCAGAGGAAATTGCGAGGCTGTTCAACGTGCCACCTCACCTGTTGATGCTTCTCGACAGATCCACGTTCTCAAACGTGACTGAGCAGAACCGATCATTCGCCACCAACTGCATCAGGCCGTGGGCGATACGCTGGGAACAAGCAATCAGAAAAAGCATACTGGAACGATTCACTCCAGATGGAACATTTGTGGAATTTGAGATGAATGAATTGCTCCGACCAGACACAATCGCTCGTGCGACAGCGAACCAGATCCTACTCCAGAACGGAGCATTGTCGATTGACGAATGGAGAACCAAAGAGAATCTCAATCCGATAAATGATCCTGCTGGATCTGTCCACTGGATGCCACTGAATATTGCACCAGTATCGGTCGCTGAAAATCAAACAGATGACGAGGCTCGTAATGATCTGCGACAGCAACTGCGTACTTTACAAATTGAAATCAGAAAGGACGCAACGCTTCCAGAACTGCGAAGCCTAGCAAACAGGAAAAAGATTGCCGACCAGTTCAGGCCGATGATCCGTGACGCTGGCCAAAGGCTAGTCAATCGAGAGGT